TGTTGCAGGAGAAAATATAAGTACAGGAACTACAAATATTAGCATTGGACACGCTTCTGCACCAACCCTTACAACTGGAGATGCAAATACAATATTAGGCACAAATGCAGATGTAAGTGCATCTGGTGCGGCAAATCAAATAGTGTTAGGATATAATGCAACAGGAGTACGGGATAACTCAGTAACACTTGGTAACTCATCTGTAAAAACAATAGTTATACCAGAACAATGTGCAATCGGTGGTAGTTCATATACAACAATGGCAGATGATGCTACTATAACAGTTATTGATACTAATGCTGGGGCGTGTATGGTGTATGTCTACGATGCAACTAGTGGTGGTGGAGGAGTTTTCTTTTGCACATACTCAGATGCCGCTGTAAAAGTTGCAGGTTCAAGTAACACAGCCGCAACTGATAGCGATGGAAACCTTTGTGTTTATAAAAGCACAAGTAGTCACGATGTAATAGTAAAAAATAGATTAGGAGCAACCAGAAATATCTCAATTATCGTAGTAGGTGCTCAACCAAATCCGTAAACACTAATTAAGGAAACAATATAATGGAATACAAAATCAAAAACTTCCACAACGAAGATGGCAAAAAATATGTTGGATTCACAGTCAAGGATGATTCTGGTGCAGAGTTTGTTATAGACAAAAAAGTTGACTTGGCAGATGGTAAAACTGATGAAAAATATGTCGAAGATGCTATGGCTCTCTGTAAAACAGAAGTAGATGAATGGGTAGCAAGTCGTGCTGTTGTTGGTAAGAATTGGAATCCAGATACTAAAAAATTTGAATAATTAACTAACAAGGAGTCACGAAATGGCTAAAAAAGAAAAAGAAAAGCCAGTCTTGAATCTCGATGGAGAAGAGTTTTTTATCGATGATATGACTGATTCACAAAAAGAACTTGCAGGTCAGGTTGCATTAAACCAAGACCATGTAAGAGACATACAAAATAAGCTGAATACAAATGCTTTCATGAGACAGCAATTAGTTGAATGTGAAAAGACGTTTGTAGAGAAGTTTCAAAAAGGTTTTACAGAGCTTAAAAAAGCCTTAGAACCTGAAGCCGAAGAGGTTGAAGCAGAAGCATGATTGTAAGAAGGTGTAGTCAGGGTCATCGAGTAAGACTCCATAGAAATACAACCCCGGGTGCTACCCGTGTAAAAACTTATCCAGATGGAACTAAAGAGACTCTGGCTTACCCTTCATCTTATGATTATTTTGTAGATGTAGATGGAACTGTAGCAAAAAAAAGTAATAGCTTTAAAGTTGCTGAAGAATTTTATGTATCAGAATGTGCAAAGAAGCACGGTGATGGACATGGTAGATTAATAGTAGGAGGTCATCATGTAATCAATGGTGTCGCTACAAGTCAATCTGATTATCCTACTGATGCAAATACAAAAGATGAAATAAAAGATTTTTATGATAAGCGTGGAGTTTCCTATGCTAGCACAGAAACTAAAAATGAATTACTATCGAGGGTATTTACACAACAAAACGGTAAAATATCGTCTAAACACTTAAAGGTATAATATGAAAACATTAATAACAGCAACGATGGTATGTGCATTATCAGCAGATGTTGATAGCGTGAATGTAGCATCTCCAGAGTATGTAATTGAAAATCATCCAACGTATATAGCGGATGCAGATGTAAAGAAGAAAAAGAAGAAAGGAAAGAAGATTTCTGGTAAAGGTAAAAAGAAGAAGAAGGGCTTTTTCTCAAAAGTGTTCGGTTCTAAGTAATGAATAATCCAATAGCAAAATTAGTAGCATGGCAACAGAATACAGGTCAACTAGATAGTTGGACGTCGTATCATTTAGCCGCTGGTGCTTTTCTATGTAAGATATTCCAATGGATGAACTGGAGTGACTTTTGGTGTGTGATGGGTGTGTTTATTGTAGGTGTTTTATGGGAAATATTTGAATGGGTTATTGAAGATTGGAGACCCTATGGTTCTAAAAAGAAATGGGCATATAATACAGCATCAGATTTATTCGTTGAAACTGCAATAGCATGGTGGATGGTGTTATGATAATAAATAAAACTAATTATGAAGTTTCGACATCTTATAATATTCCTATTAATTATATTTATATTGACAGGGTGTGATTCTGGCTGGGCGGTCTGTGGCTGGGAGGTTAAGTGAGTGAAAAACCAGATACCGCCAGAAGTTATCGTGCTACTGTTCTTGATGATAATGCCATTGTTTCTATTAACCTTAAGTGGCTTGGTCAAATTGCAGTTCTTATCGGAATGCTTGTCTATGGCTATTGGCAAATCGAAACGCGGATTAGAAATCTTGAAAATAAAGTCACTATTGCAGATGAACAAATTGGGAATTTACTTAGCAAACATATCTTGGAAGAAAGGGTTGAAAGAGAAGAGTTGGCAGAAAAAGTAGCCTTCTATGAAAAGGAATTTAATATAAACCCATTTAGTTGGGGAAAGAAAAAGAAGAAATAATGGATTTTATGGCAGTATATGGAGAGGCGGGAATGATTGGCGTAGTCGGGGTTATGTTTGTTTACCTTGTTATGTCGCTATCAAAAAAAAGCGAAGCCCAGCAGGATGCGCTAGAAAAGTTAAAAGTTGAAAATAGAGGTCAGTCAGAAACCCTTGAGAACATGGAGGGAATGATTATTAAACTAATTGGAAGATGGAATACATCAGATGACAAGTTAGACAGAAAGTTTGACGCAATAACAAAGGAAATTAACGACCTAGATAACCAAGTCTCAGAATTAAAAGGCTCTATGAGCAGAATAAATGGGCGGAATTAAGTTAGATATGAAGTTTGTATTTAATATTATCAGTCTTTTGGGGGCGATTGCTTGGGGCTGGTATCAAATGGAATTGCGAGTTACTGCGCTAGAAATGAAGATTGAGCATAACGAAAAAATGGCTAAACTAAGAGACGAGATACAGGGATTAAAAAACAATGGACAGTTTAAAGATAGCGGCGATAAGTTTTAGTAATTACGCAATAGGATTAACTCAAATACACGAAGTAATGCAAATAATCGTTGCATTATTGTCTATTGTGTTACTTTTAATGAACATAAAGAAAGGAAAATAACATGGCACTAGATATTAAATCAATGCTAATTAAGTTGGCTGAGCAGCAAGCAGAGAAAATGCAAGAAGAGGCTGTTAAGCATCTAGGTTCAGATGAAATGACTGAAAAGATTGCTAGCGCAATTAATAAGCGTATTGACATCCCTTTTGTATCCGAGGATAAGGAACAAATCTTTTTTGAAAAAGTGGTAGATGTTGTAACAGATGTGCTAGAAGGAGTTTTTAAGGCTAAGTAATGGTTAATTCTTTACAGATGATGACCGTTATTAAGGGCGTGCTTGAAAAGATGGGTTCTAAATACTCTAGCCATGATGCTATAATGCTTGTTTACAGAACGGGACTTGTTGAGTCTAAATATGAATATCTTATGCAAAAAGGAGGGGACAACATTGCTCGCGGATTTTTTCAGTGCGAACCTTGGGTTGCTGTTTCTCTTTGTAATGACTATCTTAAGTATCGCAAAGAACTTTTAAAAAAGGTTGCTAGCGTATGCCACCTAGACTGGAGTTATTTTACAAGTCCAGACGAAAATGTTTGGAGAGAGGTTTTGACTACAAATATTATCGCACAAATAGTTGTTTGTAGACTTCATTACTGGAGGGTTCCGAAAAAAATGCCTAAAACCTTAGACGACCAAGCGTCTTATTGGAAAGATTTTTACAACACCTCTAAAGGCGCTGGAACTGTTGACCATTTCAAAGAACTGGTCATGAAGTATGGATAATGCCATTGTTAAGGATGTTGATGGCAATGTAATAGGGTGTAGGTATTGTGGGAGTAGGTCGGTCAGAAAGTTTGGCTACCTATATCGGGCAAATAGCAAAAGGCAGCAGTGGATGTGCAATGCCTGCGGGAAAAGAACTGTTAATCCCAGTATTTTAGAAAAAACAGAATTTGTTAAAGAAATATCAGACCCCGACTATATTCCTATTCAGGAATTAATCGAACATCGTAAAAAGAAATACTCCGTAAAAGTAAAAGGAAGGGAGTCTCGCCAGTTAATTAACATCGATATTAAAAAAGATGGACCAATAGGGATTTGTCACTTTGGAGACCCCCACATAGATGATGATGGAACAAATATCGCTGAAATATACTCTTTATGTAACTTAATAAACAAAACAGATGGAATGTTTGCGGGAAACCTTGGAGATGTTCAAAATAACTGGATTGGTAGGCTGGCATTTTTACATGGACAACAGTCGGTTACTGCAAAAGAATCTTGGAGACTTACAGAGCATTTCGTGAATAGCGTTAATTGGCTCTATTTGATAGCGGGAAACCACGATGTGTGGTCAGGTGATGGAGACCCCTTAGATTTCATAATGCGCGACCATAAGGGCGTTTATGAGAAATGGGGCGCAAGGCTAAATTTAAGATTCCCAAACGGAAAAGAAATAAGGGCAAATTGCAGGCACACATTTAAAGGAAATAGTATGTGGAACTCCGCACATGGGGTAGCAAAAGCCGCGCAAATGGGGTGGAAAGACCACATTCTTACTTGCGGTCATACTCACGTTTCAGGGTATCAAGTTTTAAAAGACCCTGCATCAGGCTTGATTTCTCACGCGTTGCAAGTTGCTAGTTTTAAAATAATAGATAATTATGCAGAAAAATTAGGGCTAGACGATAAAAACATTTTTAATGCACCAGTTACTATAATCGACCCACAATATGACGATGACGACAATAGGCTAATTACAACAATCTTTAGCCCCTACGAAGCCGCCGAATATCTTACTTGGAAGAGAAGTAAGAAATAAAATATTTGTTTATTGTTGCAAACTGTCATAACTTGCAATAACCACATACAAACATACACAAACAACACAACAACAAAAGAGGTCTGAAATTGCAAGATTTTTTAACAGTTTCACAAGTGGCAGAAGAATTGAAGGTTACAAAAGGCACAATTAGGCAATATATACAATCTGGCAAATTAAAAGCAAGTAAGCCTAATGGTAAAAATTTTATAATCATGAAGACAGAACTTTTAAATTTTATTTCTGACACTGAATATAAGCCATTAGCAACCCTTTAATTATTAGTTCTTGAACTTTAGTGAAAGAACTAATAATTAAAAGGATGCAATGAAAAAACAAGAGTCACTAGCAAGGAAGGAATGCGCCAATTACAACAGTGGAAAATGCTTAGGGGTTATGTTTTCAAGGGAAAACGGAAAACTCCTTACTAAATTAGATAAGGAATTTGCGGGTAAGGATTGCATAGCAAATACTGGTAAGTGCGGTTATTTTAATCAAATCGTCATAAGGAGTTCGCAGAATGCAACTAGATAACAATGAGACCTTAAAACTGAGAATAGAGCGCACTGAGAAGACAAGCAGAGAAGATGTTAAGAGGTTTTATGTAAGGGTTTATAAAATGGCTGAAAATTTGGGTTTCAATGTTGTTTCCCGAGAAGAAAACAACAAAATAATAGCACAAAAAGGAGACAAGGAAATTGAAGAAAAGAAGCGTATTTGAAGAGATGGTTAATGTTACAACTTCTATGGCGAAATTATTTGAGTCGCTTACAAAAGTTTTAACGCACCTAGTAACACACCTTAGCGACCTCGAAGAAAGAATTGAAAAAATGGAGTCGAAATGAGCGAGGAATTTCAAAAGTTAGATGAGTTACACGAAGAGGTTGAGAATGACGATATATCGAATATACACGTTGACAGAATGCTTTGGAAGATAGGCGAACTTGAGAAGGAAATTGAAGATATTAAGTACAAGCAGATGGAATCCAAGGAGTTTTATGACAGAAGAATAGATTCAATAAATAAGCAAATATCATACAGGGTTAACTTACTTGAGAGTTATATGCAATCCGAGTTGGCTAGAACAGGGAATAAGACCTCTAAACTACCTAATGGTACGCTAAAGATGACAACAAGGACAACGAGAGAGTTCGGAGAGGACGATGCTCTGATTAAGTTTTCTTATGACAACAACATACCCACAAGAGTAACAGAAAAACCCGATAAAAAACTAATATTATCATATATTCAAAATACGGCTGATACACCAAGCGGATATTTTGAGAAAAAAGAAACCACATTTTCATACAAAACAAACAACGAGGAGACAAAATGAGTATACATAATAAACTAGGGCGGGTTCAAGCCAAACTCAAAGTTGGCAAAGGACACAGAAACGACTTTGGTAATTATAACTACAGAAATCTTGCCGATATATTTGAAGGGTTGAAGCCAATACTAAGTGGAAGCGGTTGCTCTATTACCGTTAGCGACGAGATAGTATGTGTAAATGATTTTAATTACATTAAGGCAACTGCTACATTTAGCGACGGCAATGAATCCATAACCACTACAGGATGGGCAAGGGAGTCTGTTCAAAAAAAGGGGATGGACGATAGCCAAATAACAGGTGCTACTTCATCTTATGCTAGAAAATATGCATTAAATGGATTATTCGCAATTGACGATACCGAAGATGCTGATAGTATGGACAACAGAGACCATAAAACAGTTGTGGTTTCGCCGTCTCTAAGTAAAAAGCCAAACGAGGAAGTGCAACAAGCATCGGATGAATGGAATGAAGCGTCAAGAAATACAGGGATACCCTTTGGGAAATACAAAGGAACCCCTTGGAAAGATGTACCCGAAGATTACATAGGTTGGTTGATTAACAAGAGCGATAATGCTAATTGGAGGGCAATGGCGAATGCGGAACTTGTTGCTCGAATGACCGAGGGTGCTAGCGAAAAGCAGCAGGACGTGCAGCAGGGCGTAGAAGCGGATTCTAGCACAAAGGAAGCCGATAAGGGAACTGAAAAAGGTTGGGTGGTTGAGGATGATTCTAAAATTAGTCCTAAATTAGAAGACCAAATACAAGAAGGTAAGGAATTGATGGAAGAGTTTTCGGAGATTGCTGAAGGAGATGATGATGACCTACCATTCTAAAAAAACAACTCAAAAAGATATTATTCTTGATTATCTTAGAAAGAATAAACGAATAACTTCTTGGTTTGCAATAGAAGAATTTGGGATTACAAGATTGGCTGATATTGTACATAGGTTAAAACGAGAAGGACATCGGATAGGCACAACTATGATGACACATAAGAATGCTAGAACGGGCAAGGTTTCAAACTTCGCTAAATACACCTATGAAGATGCTATAGACGTTGGCTCAAATTATGAACTTACCCTTGGTTAATTGCCTCGGGGAAATAAAGGGTGGGTCTTTCATCCTCCTTCTTTCACCCACCCTTTATAAACTATAGGAGTTATCATGCCCAGCAGAAGTAAGCAAAAAGGTAACAGATTTGAGAGAGAAGTTACAAATATTGCAAAAGAACATGACATAGACTCTCAAAGAGCCTATGCTAGTAATGGATTGTCTCTTGGACACGCTGAAGAGGTAGATGTTTTGCTAAAGACACCTGACAAGGATTGGAGAGTCCAATGCAAGGTTAGAAAAAATATTGCAAATTGGATTAAACCCGATTCC